ACGACCGGCTTCAGCTGCCACGCATTTGGATTTCTCGACTTTGACTAGGGCCTTGAATCGCTCGGACTCGCCTGTGGCGGCCCGATGTGAGTCCTGCCACTGTTTGAGTGCAGCAGGATTAGTGATGTAATAACCGGATTCGTGTTTGACTAGATTTATTTTCATGGTCGTGTCCTTAGGCCCCGAAGGGCCGTATTTGTTAGAAATTCCAAGGGGTGGCGTTGTTCTCGGCTGCGATTTTGCGGGCCTCGCGCTTGCCGCTCACTTCCACGGTTTTCACGTGGTCGCGACCTTGGATTTCGCGGCTGATGATGACTAGCTTGCGCTTGGTCGTAGAAACGTAATGTGCATACATGGCATATCTCCTGTGATGTCGAACCTTTATTGTAGCACAGGCCCGAAGGCCTGTCAAGTCCTTATTCATCAAGCGACCGCACCGACGCCACAAACACACACGCCTCGACTATCAACACGGCTTCCTCGATGCGCTGTTTGACCCATCGCCGGTGCTCGTCCGACGGGGCCGAGATACCACGGACGGCATCGCCGTGCGCCCCGTAGATGGCTAAATCATCTAGCGAGGGCCGCCAATCGTTTTCCGTGATATGTTTCGCTGGCGTAAACTGGTTCACGTAGACTTTCATAGCGCCATCCACAGCTCAGTTAAATCGCCTACGAATCTGAATCTGATTAAGGTCGCCCCCGCCGATAGATTCTCCTCGATGTCGTTTGCCAGTATTCCCGAAGCGGCGTCACCATTTCGGCGGATGTAAGCAAGCACATCCTGAGGGTCCGCATCGGACGCATCCCACTCGACATTTTTGCCTTCCTCGAAACACACGCGGTTGGCGTGGTCGACGTCAGTCACTTTGAACATCCGCATGCCTACGAACTCGAAGCCCTCAATGCTATCGGTCCACATCAACTCCAATTTAGTCAGGATCATAACGCACCTCTCATGTCAACAACAGCGAATTCAGCTGCTTGGATTTCAAACGCCACGTGCATACCGTCTTCGTTGCCTGTGGTCCAACTAAGCCCATTGACCGCAGATTGAGGATCAAGCAAATCCCATAAAGCATTGGTGTCGGACGGCGACAGATCGCAGTCGTACATCCTGCGCAGATAGTCTCGGGCCATAGCTGGGTTCGCTGTGATGAATACGTCGACTGGATTGCTGTCATGACACACGCCACGACAGGCCATGAGTGTTACCGTGATTCTGAGTTTAGTTACCATGTTGCTCTCGCTTAATTTAAGTTACGGTGAATAGCCACCATTGAGGCCCCACACCATGGGGGCCGCTAGCTGGCTACGCTTCGTATTTGGCTAGGCGGTCGGCCACCCATGCCACAACACGCGGGTCTTGCTTCTTGTAGGCTGCGCGGATGCGGTTCCCGCAGTTCATGCGACGTGCCCCGAGATTCAGGTGGGCGTATTTGGCCTCTAACACCACGTAGTCAATCGAGAGCAATTGCGACGCCACCACCATGACCTCCTGCCAATCGAGGTACTCCAATGCGCGGGCCACTGGGTCGCCGTTGTTCAGCGATTTCTTGCCGGACTTGGCTATAGAGAGCATGTAGCGCTCGCGGTATTTCTTGAGCTGTTCGGTCATCTTGCTGGCGGTGACTTCCTCGTCTTCCAGCTCAGCGTCGATTTCGTCAAGCTCGCTGGCGTCGACCAACTCCATGTCTGCGTGACGGGCCTTGAGCGTAACTTCAGGTTCATCACGTAACGCCAGTGTGTACCAGCCTTTGTTGAGGCCCTTAACTAGCCACAGGTCGTCGCCCTCGTCGGCTACCCGTACGATTGCGTCAATTGCGAAAGGAATGTTTGTGTTCATGGTCGTTCTCCGTTGGTTGATTCGTTTATTGTAGCACACGTTGGATCTTGTGTCAAGTACACCATGCCTAACCACATCGGTCCACGGATCGGCTCGGCCCAGAGGCCGCGTCCGACGCGGGCGGTCCAGCTGGTCCACCCCAGTCCCTCTCTCTCCGGACATCGGGGGAATTCGGAAAAGTCCCCGCATCCGATGGCGTCCGCCGCCGACCCTCTCGGTCCATGGACCAGCTGGACCAGCTGGACCGGCCCCGTCCGACGCGGCCTCTGGCGTGGTCCCATGGTGGACCGGCGGTGGACCGTCCATGGTCCGGTGGTGTTCAGCCTTGCGTCCCATGCAAGAACCATGCCAGATGTGCGTCCGATGGGCCGTGGACCGCGTGGACCGAGCTAAACTACGTGGCCCATCAGTCGGATTGCCGTCGCCGCCACGCGATTTGCCGCTTGGCGGTCCATGTCGAATAGCGTCACAACACTATCACCATATATCGCTGAATCTTCGGCACGGAATACATGCACCTCAAATCCAGCCAATAGCCACTCGTTATCGACCAGCGGCAGGAAATCGACATGGCCCCAATCAAATACCACGGTCGGCCACGGTTGAGCTGTTGCCACGCAGGTCATATCATGATGATCGTGATTGGTCGTCACTCGACCGCCATGTAACGCAGCGATTGCGGCTGCGGCGCTATTTACCGGACTAAATGCATCTGAATTGAATACTGGTTGATTGGTCGTGTTCATATTTATATCCTCATTGATTGGTCGGCCCATCGCCGCCATACCCAAATTATAGTCTGACGGGCCGCTAAATGCAAGTCAGCTGCGACGAACTGCAGCTCCGGAGCGATGAGCTGCAGGACGACGGCCCCGCAACAGCGGCTCGGACGGGGTAGGGCCAAACAAGGCAGGAGGTAGGGGTACGCCCCGCTCAAACGACGGGTCCCCGCCGATCTTTTAGGAGCCACGAACGTTCTCCGACCATCCGATATTGGTGTCTATTACACATACCTCCCCGTCCTTTGTTCCGATATTGGTGTCTATTGCACGTGCTCCCCGTCCCCCTGTTTTTGCGCGCCTCTTCATCCCAGAGCGACGGTATATCCTTTTCTCCATGGTGTTATACGCCCTCTCCCCGTGGCTCTCTCGGACGGGTCCCCCGAGTCGGTGTATGTGTCCCGACTCCCTCGGACGAGGCCGACGGCGGCCCGCCGAGACCCATCCGCGTCGGGGCCGAGCGCGCCCCATGGCGTCGACCCATCCGAGGGAGTCGGCATCCCGTCTGTGTTTGGCTTAAAATACTTGACTCGACGGCACAGATGTGGTATACTAGTACCATCGAAATAATATCAGGCGGACGATGATGATCACCGAAACTATTAAAGCCCTCTCGGCAGTAGCACAAACAATGCCGATGAACGTGTCGAACATGGCGTCGGTTACGTTCTTTGCGCAAGCCAACCCGTCCGTCGCAGGTCACGCCTGCGCTTTCGAGTACTCGCTAAACTCCACAGACGGCACAGACGGTAATTGGGTCGCCCTTCCGGTCGCCCGCGTCGCGACAACAGCAACGGTGGAGTCGGCATCAGGCACATTAGCCACAAATTCATCACACGCGTGGCGGGCAAACGTGATATCGATACCTTGGGTACGTGTCCGCGTGACCGCACACACAAGCGGCTCAATGATGTGGTTCGGATTTGCGAGCGATATCGCGGCATCGGAACAAAACATAACTGTCAGTGGCAGTCCTCAAATGCAAGGCTTCGCGGCGCACGACGCCGTTATTTCCGGTAACCCAGTGCGAATCGGGGCACGGGCAGTCACGACAAACTATACGCCAGTTGCGGCAGGTGATGTGGCGGATATTTCTACGACGTTGACGGGCGCTCAGGTAGTTAAACTGAACGCCCCCTACGGTGGCCAATGGCGTTACAACGGTACACTGACCACTACAGCAGACGTTGCTCTACGGGCAGCACAGGGGGCGGGGATATTCAACGCTCTCACGGATTTGGTGTTGCAGAATACCAACGCAACAGCCACGTTTGTCTACATCAAAGATGGCAGCACGGTGATATCAACGCTGTCGTTGCCGGCCAATATGACAGCCCCGATTTTGATACACCTAATTACGCCGCTTCTGTCCACCGCCAACGCCGCACTAAACATCGCCGCCGCAACAACTGGCGCTAACGTGTTGGTGACCGCCAGCGGGTTTAGCGGCGCGTAGAATGAGCACCGCCCTCAAGGCCGTGACCAAGGTAGGTCCGGTGACGAAAAAGGACGTGCTACACGACACAGCCTTGGGGGTGAGGGAGAGAATTCTGAATGAGCGACTTATATCTATCTATTTGCGAGACCAACACCGAATCGTTAGGGAGTCTATTAAAGAACTCCAACGAAGTGATTGCTCGGAACAAGGATAACGGCTATCAGGATTTAGATCCGAAGAAGAAAGCTTTTGTATTCGAATACATAGAGGCTTATGATTTAGCTAAAGCCGCATCCTCTGTCGGCGTTTCACGTGAAACAGCACGGAAGTGGCTACGTGAGCCATTGGTGTCAGCGTTTCTAGCCGAATGGCAACAAGAAATGGGACAACGTTCCGTAATATCACGGGATTTTGTAAACCAGATGTGGCTTAAGTTACTTCCTAAGGTAATGGGCGAGGAGGAAATCGCAAAGGTGGACAAGGACGGCATGCAGTATAGTGCCAAGGAGTTCGACGCCGTTGCAGCTACTCGCGTAATTACCGAGCTATCTAAGTCAACGAACTTCTACAATGAAGGATCGGGAAGTAAGGCAGCAGTAACCGTTAATATCGATTTGTCCGCGTTGGGTATACAGTCTCAACAGAGCGTTGGCGTAACAATAGAGGGCGTGACAGATGCCAGCAATACTGATTAAGATTTTCAAGGGAATCATCATCCACTTAGCGACCAAATACGCAGCTGAGTTGATCGTGAAACACACGATTGTTGCGCTCGAAAAAGCCGCTAAAAGCAGCTCAACAACCGTAGACGATGATATTGTCGCTGTTATCAAAAAAGAGCAAGATTTCATCGTAGCGGCCATCAACGGTCCGATTAATGGCTAACATCAGTCTACCTAACCAGTGGTCCGCTAGGCCGTACCAGCAGCCTCTAATGGGATATATGTTCCAAGGAGGCATGGAACGCAAGCGGGCCGCATGCGTGTGGCACCGACGCGCGGGTAAGGATAGCTGCTGTCTGAACTTAGCCGCTGTTGCTACGCAGATGAGAGTCGGGACAGTTTGGCATATGCTCCCTACTCTCAAGCAAGGCCGTAAAGCCATATGGGATGGTATTGACAAGAATGGTCGTCGAATGATTGACCAAGCCTTCCCAGAAGAACTGCGAGCCGCCACAAATAACAGCGAAATGAAGATTACCCTAAAAAACGGGTCAATCTGGCAGGTGGTAGGTAGCGATAACTATGATAGTCTTGTGGGCACTAACCCCGTAGGCGTAATTTTCTCTGAATTTTCGATTTCAGATCCAGCGGCATGGGATTACATCCGCCCGATTCTTGCGGAAAACGACGGGTGGGCGATGTTCATATACACGCCTCGCGGCAAAAACCACGGTAAGACCTTGTACGACATGGCGACCAGTAACCCCAAGTGGTTCACGTCCCTATTGACGGTAGAAGACACGTTTAATGCCCAAGGTAGAAATGTGATTCTGCCTGAGCACATAGAAGAAGAACGTGCAGCTGGGATGTCCGAGGAGAAAATCCAACAAGAGTTCTACTGCTCATGGGACTCAGGTATGGAAGGCGCGTTCTACACGGCTGAACTAAATAAAGCCGAGTCCGAAGGAAGGATAGGCGATTACCCGTGGAATCCAGAGTTGCCATGCCAAACGTGGTGGGATATAGGGTTCAGGGATCAGACGTGTATCTTAATCACACAACGCGGGACCGACGGAAAGCCTGTCATAATCGATATGATTGTCGACCGCAACAAGCCGCTCGACTTCTATGTCCGCCAGCTAAAAGAAAAAATGTACATATATGAGGAGCATTGGGGGCCGCACGATTTCGGCAACACGGATTGGGCCACAGGCAAGACTCGCATCGAAATGGCGGCAAACTTAGGCATCCATGTTGAAACCGTTGAAAAATTATCAGTACAGGACGGCATCGATGCTACTCGCGCTATGATTCGTACTTGTCGATTCAATAAGCCGAAAGTGCAGCGTCTGCTGGACGGGCTGTACGCATACCGCAGAGAATGGGATGAAAAATCGCAGCGATTCCGCGACAATCCATTGCACGATTGGGCATCAGACATATCGGACTCAATGCGATATCTATCAGTAGGCTGGCGGGATTATATGCCGTCATCAGGTTTAAACGGAAGAAGGGCGCGAATGCCCTTTAGAGTTAACAAGTCACTCGGGAGATAGGCATGACACCGGACAACATAAAACGCCGACTGGCCATACTTGAATCGGAAAGATCAAACATACAGTCGGTATGGGATGTGATTGAGCGCTTTGTTGCTCCTTATCGCGGGTCGTTTTTTAATGACAACCGCCAAGAAAACGCTGTGGAGTGGCGTAAACGAGACGTGTATGATTCCACAGCTATCGATGCTGCCCAGATCCTAGCGTCATCGATTCACGGGTCTTTGACAAGCCCATCTATCCGCTGGTTCGATCTTCGGTTTCGCAATGACGAGCTTAACGCGAACGTGACGTACCGCGCATGGCTGGAAGAAGTGGCCAAACGGATATACGCCGCGTTACAAGACTCTAATTTCAACCTAGAAATCAATGAAGTATACACGGATTTGGTTACGTTCGCCAGTTCTCCGATTATCATGGAAGAAGGCGACAATGATGAATTGGTATTCAACAGCATCCCAGTAAAAGAATGCTTTTTCGAAGAAGACCATAACGGACAAGTCGTGTCCTTTTATCGGCGTTTGTCGTGGTCCCCAGTAACCATGGCGGAGCGATTTGGCGTGGATGCCTTGCCTCAAAACGTGCGCGAAGCCCTTGAATCCAACTCTGATGCGCGTAGTACACGCCAAGATGTAATATTCTGCGTATACAAAAGGGTACTAGGACCGAACGAATCTGAAGCCGACATATTCAAACCCATGGCCGAGAGCATTCGACCATACCAGTACAAATACATCATACGCAAATGCGGCAGTATCTTGAAGTCAGGCGGATACTACGAGAGACCCGTTTTTATCCCTCGTTGGCGCAAGACATCCGAGAGCAAATGGGGTAACAGCCCTTCCTTCACTGCATTGCCGGATATTTTGACCCTGAATCAGTTGGTAGAATTGATTTTGAAGGCCACCGAAAAAGTAGTAGACCCCGCCATAATCACCACAGAACGCGGTCTGCTGTCCGACGTCAACCTCGGAGCGGGCGAATTGACCGTCGTTCGTAACATCGATGACCTTAAACCGTTCGAGTCACGTGCCAGATTCGACGTTTCTGAATTACAACGCGAAAAGCTACAGGCTTCGATACGTTCTGCGTTCTATGTGGATCAATTGCAATTAAAGCAAAGCCCAGCTATGACGGCTACGGAAGTCCAAGTGCGCTATGAGTTAATGCAGCGATTATTGGGACCTACCCTTGGACGTATTCAGAACGATCTTTTGTCGCCTATCATTGAGCGTTCGTTCAACATCCTATATCGTAAGGGGCGATTCCCCGATATGCCTGAGGGCCTGTCTCTCAGGGACTTGGACATCGAATACGTCGGACCGCTTTCCCGCGCCCAGAAAGTCGACACGGCAGCCGCCGCAGAGCGTTGGCTAGCCACCATGGCGGGGTTGGCGCAATATGATCCGACTGTTCTGGATGTGTTGGATACTGACACAATTGCCAGAGACATGGCGGATGTATTGAACGTACCGGCCAAGTACATTCTTGACCAAGCGAAAGTGACCTCTAAACGCAAGAAACGCGAGCAAGTACAAGCCAGAGCACAACAAGCCGAACTAGCTAAGGTCGAAGGGGAAGCCGCTCAGGCGCAAGCAACAGCACAACAGATGGCTGGGGGTGTCCAATGACACCTAAAGACATCGCTATAATGGAAGCAAAAGAAAAACTAGCAAGGAAAGCGTCTGTGTTCAAGCAGGTGTTCAACACTCCTGACGGAAAACAGGCACTGAACATCCTAGAACAGGAGTTCAATCGGTTAGACATTTTTGAAAAAGGAGCACCTGACGCCACAGCATATAACTTAGGACGCCGTGACGTAGTGGTGTATATCAACCAACTTTTGAGGTATGGCCAAAATGAAGATTAAAAATGCGTTTTTACGCGCCAAATACATGGAACAATCAGACGGGGACGGAGATAAAGGCGGCGGCAACGGCGGGAACAACACTCCTCCGCCGAACCCATTCAATGGCGTTGCTCCTGAATACGTCGAAAAATTGACTGCCAGCGGTATTAAGGACATCCCCAGTCTAGCCAAGCAGTTTGCAGATTTACAGTCCCATCTAGGGACCAGCATCCGCATTCCGAGCGAACACGCGTCAGATGAAGACCGAGCGAAATTCATCGAAAAGATTCAACGGCATGCGCCGAATCTTATCCCGCGTCCGGATAAAACGGATCCTAAGGCTATGGGCGATTTCTATAAATCACTCGGCAGACCTGAAGACCCATCGAAATATCCGGTCGAAGTGCCTGAAGAGATCAAACATCTAGTGAGTCAGGACCGTTTGACCCAATTGCAGAAAATCGCGTTTGATAGCGGCCTATCCGCAGATCAATTCAAAGCCATGGTTGATGCTGACATCGGTATGACCAAATCTCAATGGGAACAGAGCAAGTCAGCGGCGGAAGCCGACAAGGCGAAGCTGAAAGAATTATGGGGCGATGCATATTCCCGCAACACCAAGGTAGTAGTCGACATGGCTAAAGCCACCGGTGCGCCCGAAGCTTTGGTCCAGATGGCTGAGGCGGGTGAGTTGACAGCTGAAGTAGCTAACTGGATTTACCAATTAAGTGCACAGGTCAACACCAAAGAAGGTACTACATTTAAGGATAGCGGCGGATCAGGCGTCATGACGCCAAGCGAAGCTCAGGCCCGTATCGATGAAATCATGGCGAACCGGTCTCACCCGTATTGGGTAGCCAGTCACCCTGATCACAAACGCGCGATCAAAACTATGATCGAGTTGGGCGGGTACGCTGACCCCCAAGCGTCACGTGACATCAACAACCTTCGCGCCAACCGGAGCGCGTGATTTCGCTCGAAACTTGCGCGAAATATTGACAGGAGAGATCGGGTGTGGTATACTAGAGGTTTCGGGTAGCCACGTTCGGTCCGAACCTAATAAGTAATCGGGTAGCTCAATGAGTCCGGTGAATGACTTGGATATCGTTCAACTTACATAGGAGGCCAAAATGGCTATCACTATTAGTAACGTTTACGTTCAAACATTCGAACGAAACGTACGACACTTAGCCCAACAGGGCGACACTCTGTTACGTAAATTCATTACCGAAGTTAGCGGCACGGGTGAGAAACACAACTTCGAAATCTTAGGTACTGCCGCCGCCACACAGAAAACATCGGCTCGTACTGCGACCCCAACTTCCGACTTAGCTTGGTCGCGCCGTACTGCGTTAGCCAGCACTTACCATGCAGGTGAAACGGTCGAACAGGAAGACCCAGTACAAATGATGGTCGATCCTAACTCCAACGTGACGTCGGCGCTAGCTATGGCGATGAAGCGCAAAGTCGACGACATCATCATTGCCGCTGCCACCGGCGCTGCTTTGAACGGGGACAACACCACGACTGCTTTCACTGCAGGTCAAACCATCGGTGACGGCACAGGTGCTATCACTCTTGATTTGATCTATCAAGTGCAAGAGAAATTCTTGAAAAACGACGTCGACCCTGATGAGAAAATCACCATGGTGATCGGACCTACTCAGCAGCGCGCTATGTTGAAGATGATGCAGGTCACGTCTGGTGATTATATGAACATGAAAGCCCTAGCCACCGGCTACCTTCCGTCGTTCATGGGGTTTGATTGGGTTGTTTCTAATCGCCTGTTGATCCCAGCAGCGAACCAACTGGACTGCTTGGCGTTCACCAAGAAAGGCATCGGCTTGATGGTGAACAAAGATATCACGGCCCGCGTCGCGGAAGACCCGAGCATCAGTTTCGCGTGGCGTATGTATACGCATATGACCATGGGCGCGGTGCGCGTGGAAGATAAGCACGTCGTCCGTGTTCGCGTAGCAGATACAGCACCATAATGGAGTAATGACATGTACGCAACTCATCCAAATCGCTATACATTGGAGCAGATCCACAAGCTACACGAGCAAGGCGTATCGGTGGAAGACATCAGCCGCCAAACTCAGGTAGAGCAGGAAGGCATTTTGGTGCATTTGGCTAAGGATGTGCCTGAATCTAAAACCAAACCTGAAGCCAAGGACAAGTAATAATGTCAAGCAAGATTTCGATTTGTAACCAAGCGCTTTCTGAGGTGGGATCGGATCCGATTTCATCTATGGACGACGGTACGGTTGCGTCGGAATCTTGCTTAACTCATTATGATGCCGTCCTAAAAGAATTACTCGAGAAAAGATATTGGTCCTTCGCCATGCGCCGTAGGACGCTCGATCCTTTGACCAGCGCTCCGCAATATGGGTTCAAAAACTCATATTCCGTCCCATCTGATTGTGTTCGGATAAAAGGAATAGAATCGGGGGACGGACGCACGTACACCGGCTGGGTCAACGAAAATGGTCAGATATACACGAATTTTTCAGATGTCAATATCAACTACGTTTCTAACTCTACTCCACCAGAGCGCTTTACGGGTTCTTTTGAGTCCGCCATGGTATACTTGTTGGCTTCCCGTCTTGCTATCCCGATAGCCAAAAGCCGTGAGCTGCGTAACGATCTACTCAGCATAGCTCGGGTGAAGATAGATGAGGCATGCGCCGAAGACGGGGCTAATTCCTCGCCCACATCCATCATGAAATATTCATCTAAACTTGTTAATTCAAGGCGGATGTGATGAGAGCATACACCAGTCAAACAAGATTTTCAGCGGGGGAATTAAGCCCCCGAATGCATATGCAATCCGACACGGAGTACTATAAATTCGGTGCGTCCGCCATCCGGAACATGGTAGTGACCCAGCAGGGTACGGTCAAACGCCGACAAGGGACTGAGTTCATCCAATCATACGAAGGAACATATGCACGAGTCCTCCCCTTTCAGTTGTCACCTGATTCGTCGGCTGGGACTCCGTTCCCATTGGTGGTGTCTGATGACGGGAAATTGCGAATTGAAGGCGCTTTTTCTGATACCATGGGCATAATCCTCAACGCCAATGCCACATTCGATCTTGGTTCAGCCAATTGGACCACAAACGGCGTAGGAATTGTTGAGTTTGAAACGGGGGCGGTATTCGTCACTCCAAGTACGTCTGTTGACCAAGATACGGTCATTTACCAGGCCGTCAATCTGGCTGAATCAGGCGAATACCTAATACGTTCTAGCTCAACGTCATATGAGATATGGCCCAGCCCTAGTAGAACTATCATAGTAGGCACATCAGCTGGTGCATCTGATATATCAATTTCTTACTTCGAGGGGGACTGGTACATGTTTACGGTAGCCAGCCCGTCTACCGTGTACATAGGTGTAAAGATCTTCGGGGGAGACTACACCATCAGCGAAGAGGGCCAATCGTATGGGACTCAGACGGTAACGATTCTTGATGTCGAGCTGCGCAAAAGAAACGTAGGATCTGCGTCCTCTTTTGTCACACATTCGTACGACAAAGAGGACATACGGGACTTAAGATATGCTATGGTCCCCGCCCGTAATGCTATGTACATGGTCACGCCTAAAAAAGAACCCATGGTACTCGAATACAATAGCGGCACATCATCTTGGAGTTTCGGTCCCATTCCTTTCACGCACAAGCCTTCATCGTGGACAGCTGGAAACTATCCACGGTGCGTGACGTTTTTCCAAGGACGTAGTTGGTGGGCTGGCGTGTCTAGTCACCCCGAAACTGTTTGGGCCAGCGTTTCTCTCTCATATCAGGACATGAAAACAGGTCCAGCCGCTGCGGACGGACTAGAATTCACCATCAACGCTAAGGGTCGCATCGAATGGATGGCGGGCGTACGGGAGCTGCTAGTCGGAACCGAATTCGGTGAATATGTGATACAAGCCCAGAATGGCGTACTCCAACCTAGTGACATTGGCGTATATCTACAATCCGCAGACGGCGGATCGAGTGTCGCCCCTCTGCCTATAGGCAGTGCTGCTATGTTTGTTTCTTCGGACATGCGGAAAATAAAATTCGCCCGATACACTCGCGACGATGAATCGTGGATAACCCGCGATGCCACGGTCCACGCGGAACATATGTTCCAGAGAGGTATAACGGAAATATGCTACTCCCGAAATCCTGATAGCATCTTGTGGGCGGCAACCGCAGACGGGAAACTAGCAGCCGCCACTGTTTTCAGTTTCGATCAACCATTGGCGTGGCACCTTCATGACATAGGCAGTCGCGTCATTTCGGTATGCAGTTTGCAGGAAAACGGTATGTCCACCGTGTATTTAGTGACATACCGTTCTGCTGGACTGGCATTAGAACGGATGTCGACAGGCCCAGCGCTAGACAGCAGATATGCTAAATCTTCCAATGTCGATTTCAACGCTGTGTCGGGCCTGACCCATTTGTCCGGCATGGTTGTCGATGCCAACTTGGATGGATTCCATTACGAGGGACTAACTGTGTCCCCGACTGGTACTCTCGACCTGCCTATATATTGTTTCACGGCCTACGTGGGTTTGCCGTTTAATTCTCACCTCAAAACCCTTCGCATGGATTTCGCTTTAAGCGCTGGGTCATCGGCCTCACTCAGGAAAACCGCGTCATCGGTTGAATTAGCTGTGCTTGAGTCCACTAGGCCCTTGGTGAATGGGACATCTATCTTGAACAGGCTGCCCAGTCTTATCATAGACCAACCCAACCCTCAATATACGGGTATGTTGACTTATCCTTTGATGGGGTACAACAACGGCGAGATAACCATAGAATCAAAAGGCCCATATCCGCTTGAGATATGTGGCATATTTCCAAAAGTCGAGGGCAGCACACTATGACAATTCCTATGGCGTTTAAGATCGGAAGCAGCCTCTTTTCGGCGATGGGATCTTTTTCCTCCGCCTCAGCAGCTAGACGTGAAAGCCGCATACAGGCTGAACTGGAGTCGGCTAAAACTGAAGAAGAAATCAGGCGTACGGCCCGCGAACAGGGTCAAATACAATCACTGACTAGGGCTATCACAGGCGCAAGCGGGACGACGGGAACTGGGTCCCAATCGATATACCTGAAAGACATGCAAGCCGAGCAGAGCAGAGAGCTTAATTGGCTGCGAAAAGTGGGCGCGTCGAATGTTTCAGCTATAAGAAGGCAAGGCAACTCCATCGCCTCGCAACACACCATGCAAGGGGTAGGTTCTATTTTCACCGCAGGTATCGACGCACTTTCTTTGTTCAGCAGCAAGGCGAGAAAAGGGAAAGGGAATGAGACTGCCTAACTCCGGATCAGGTCCGGTGCGGGGGTTCAGCGGCCCCAGTATAGCTTCCGTAGCCTCCGCTGAAGGAGCAGGATTCCAGATGTTGGCTGGCGTGTCTGCCGGAGCAGCTCAAGCATATCAGGAATACCAGCAAAGAAAATTAGACATGGAATCTAGGGACGCCGCTCTTAATATGAGTAAAGGCATGTCCGAATTCCAAGAAAAATTCGCGGGGAAAGATTACATCCCGATTGAGGATATCCCAGAGAGCGTGAAAATATCTCGCACTCGTCGCCAAGTGAATCCAGATGGGACCGTGGAAGATGTGTTGATAGACAAGGTGCCTGCATATGAAGTCATGCCGGAATTGTTGAAACAACACCAGAAAGCAATGGCCGACACCAATGCTGAGTTGATCTCCGATCCGGATGCCCGCAAGCAATGGCGCGACAGAGCGCAACAGGTCTTAGACGAGGACTACATTCGCGAGCTAACGCGGTCGCGTGAAATGCAATCTAAGTTCATTGAAGATCGGACCATAGCCGATATAGAAAACGCTGTCCAGTCTGGGAAATTTGAGTTAGCGAAAGAATTAGTATCAGGGTTCGACAACCCCTTGCTGGCCAACAAAGCTAATGAATTAATTGCAAAGACGGAATACTTAGATGGCGTCGAGCGGCTTGTTTTAGATAGAAATGCTGACATAGACCAGATTGAATTGAAGATATCTGAGTTGTCCGATCCTGATATCGCTGTCCCCCTGTCTAACCAAGAACGACTAGCGAAAATCAACGCACTAGAAGCGAATAGAGAACGCGTAATGGCCTCCACGTTGGCCGCCATGGAGCGCGACCGTCAATTAACTGTGTCTAACACTTGGCTTGCTATAGATGCGGGGGACGCAAAAGTAGATGAGTCCACGGTCGACAACTTGTTCGAAAATAAGTTGATCGACGGCGGGACCAGAACTGCTATGATTCGCGCCATACGGGACGTAAGAAAAACAGCCTTAGATGCGCAGGTCGGCATGGTGGAATTGGATCGCATAGCAGCTGCTGGGTACGGTATCGACCCTAAAAACAAAGAATTGCGCAGGCTGGTGGACATGCGGTACGAACAACAAGCCAATGAAACAGGTGACCCATGGACTACGGCCACGCAATTCATGCGTCAGTACAAGGTTGTGCCTACCCAAATCGCAGGCATGTTCAGGTCTGCCAACCGCGCCGAATCACCGGAATTAGCGAGGGCTGTTCCACTGTTCATGGAGGCCCAAGACTACGCCCCCGAATCTTTGAACGATTTCTCCGACAGCGACGTGGACGTACTGGAAAACGTAGCCGCCAATGTCCGGCTAGGCATGGACCTCCCGTCGGCGATAGCCACCACACAAAAATGGGCCAGCTTGACTCCCGATGAAAAACGCACGTTAAAGGACAACGCCAGAAAGTCGTGGGATGCCAACAACGCTGCGTTAGATGACATGGTATCCAGTCATCCCGCCTACGATAAGCCGTGGAGCATCCGTTCACCGGAAGTTTCAGGTATCATGAGACAGGAGTTCGATAGTTTAGTCGAGCGCGTTCTGCCTACGGTGGGATTCGACATGGCCGTGGCCCAGCGGAAGGCATTCGGGAGAATAACTAAATCGTGGTCCATGACCGACGTCAATGGCGACTATAAACTCATGAAAAACATGCCTATTGCCCCGAAGGAAGATGTCAGGTCCGCCATATCATCCGCGTACAAAGGATATTTGGATGCCCTTAAAGCCACAGGTGTTGAATACAGCGATTCGGATATTAAAATAGCGTCTGATTCTCTCACTCAAATACAGCTCAATCGCGGCGAAAAGCCGACATACCAAGCATTTGTGGTGTTAGATCCTGAAACGCAAGAGATCGAAATTCTGCCGCGATTTGAATGGGACCCCAAGAAGATCGAAAGTAAGCGTAAAGAAAAAATTCTCAATGAAGCCAAACAGAAGCGACAATTAGAAATCGAAAAACGCGAGTTCGAGCAGGGCATTAAAACCGGCACATGGCGTGAGGTAGCTGAACTGTCGAAAGCTAGGCGCGAAAAGTTGATGGAACAAGAGCGCCAAGCATATGAGGACCGCAAAAATGCTGACCAATGATCAAAAAGTATCACTAGCTGGCGTGGGCTACGTTCCTTCATCCATTGACACCGGTGAAGTCCCTGATGCTTTTGTGACCGAAGGAAGCAGACAAGAGCGTGATGCGAAGTTTTCTGATATTCAAGCTGCTCTGGCTGCCGAATTGCGGCTACGCGATGATAAATTGGCGTCATTCCAGATGACTAAGGATGCCAGTTCGCTCGATGTGTGGTCTGCTGCGTTTGCCCGAGAACACTCCATCGGGTCGTGGGCTGCACGTCAACCTATGCCGGATTTCCCTGTCGACCCGCAATACGACCCGTTCCGTGCGTCTGATTCAGGTTCCACTGATATCGACGGCTATGAAAGCTGGGCAGACTTGTTTGTGGAAAGCACCTCAGCCGAAATGACCGGAGTCATCAAGAGTCGGATCGACAAGGAAAACGAAGACCGTAGGATATTAAGCGAGGGGGGCTTCGAGGGGGCGGTGGCATCCATAGCTGCTTCTGTCACCGATCCTATAAATCTGTTGTCTATCGCGATAGCGCCAGAGGTATCAGTGCCTCGGATCGTAGCGGTGGCCACAGCTACTGCTGCCGCCAATGAAGCATCGCTTCAAGCGACCCAATACACTCGTACAAACGTAGAGACAGCAGCGAATATCATCAGTTCAGCATTGGTGTCTGGCGTTTTAGGTAAAATATCTAACAATATGACTGCCGCACAACGGGAATCCATAGAAAAACAACTGATCGGTGACTTGACAGGGACTCCTCCTACGTCCATGGGATCTAAATCGGTCGGCGCTGCTCAGGTCGGCCCGACTGGCGATGAAGTGGTGATCAACGGCCCGCTATCATATATAGCATCTAAAATGAGCAAAATCACGCCATTGGGCCGTACGTTGCTCAGTAAATCGGATACCGTTAGATCTATCGCACAGAAAATGGTAGACAGCGGCATCGCGCTGAAAAACTCATATGTCCCCACTTCAGCTGAATCGCTGATACGACTCGATTATGCCAGATTCGACGTGGCTGCGCTGAAGGTCAGGGATTTACAGCGCCGATTCGTAGAGCGCACTGGTGCGGCGTCCGATGAATTCAGTATCCAACTCATAAACGCCATGCGGAGAGGCGACCAGTCTACCCACCCCGAAATCACAGCGGCGGCGGGTTTTCTTCGTAAGGAAATGGATTCATTATGGGATAGAGCGTTCAACGCTAAACTGGCAGGCACTGGGTATATGGCTCCCGATGGCCAAGGCGGCGATGTTTGGACTAAAGTGACCACTACCACGGCGGGTTCCTACATGACTCGCCGGTATGACCTTGGCGTGATAAGGAACGACCCCGAGGGATTCAAGCGCGCATGGGCGGATGCTCTCACAGAACAACGTCAACGAGAAGGTGTGCGCCCATTGACGTCATCGGAAATGTATGAGGTCACGAACGACATATATGAGAAAATCATCAAATTAGGCGACGGAGACATACACTTCACCTCTGGGCCATCTGGATCAGCAATGTTCTCCCAAAGGGTGGATGTCAAGGATGACTTTTTGGAGGACTATCTGGTCAAAGATTGGGAACAATTGTTCTACGGCTACGCCAAGGGTGTGTCCCCCCGCGTCCGATTGTCTGAGACGTTCAACGATAACTTCGACTTAAAAGCCACATTGGGGGCGGTGCGAGATGAATATTCAGATAAAATCAACGCTGTCGACAAGCAAATCGATTCGGCGTCGAATCCGAAAGAGAAGGCTTCCCTTGTTAAACAGAAAACCGAATTGACTAAAGAATTGGAGTCACACCTGCGCGATTTGGAGGTGATGAGGGATCGTCTTCTTAATGCTACTCAGGAAGTGAATTGGATGAACCCTGAGAACAGAGGATTGTTGTCTGCGTTGAGAGCAGCCAGATCGTGGAATGTGGTCACATCGCTGTCCAATATTATAGTGTCTTCTATCCCTGACCTAGCCCGTCTGATCACATACCACGGTGGAACCAAGGTAGCCAAAGCGTTTGTGCGGAGCGCATTCACAAAGAACATCATGCGCAGCACCATACCGAACGATGAATTAGCTCGACTTGCTTCTGCCATGGAACGCGCCAATACTTATCGCCTCCAACATGTGACAGAACTCGAAGATGGCATAGTTTACACAGCAGCTGACAAATACGCACATAAGGCGGCTGACATTGCCATGACGGTGACAGGCAGCAAGCATTGGAATTCCACCACTAAAACCATAGCTGGATATCTGATAGGAGACAAAATTGGTCGAGCATTGGCGTCTGACGATCGTGCCTTGTTAAAGCATATGGGATTAACTGATGATGCAATAGACGTCGCTCAGGCAGAATTCAAGAAAAATGGCACCGATGACGACGGCCTCATCAACCTCGGTCTGGATAGGTGGTCCGATAGAGAAGTAGTCGAGAATGTGGAAGCATTCGCAATCAAAGAAGCTAACAGGCTCATAGTTACCCCATCTGCGGGAGATAAGCCAATATTTATGACTACGGAGATGGGACGGACGATTTTCCAATTCATGTCATTCATAGTGGCAGCCACCAATAAAGTCATGCTTCCCGTTGCTCAGGAGCGCGGTATTCGCCCTTGGGCCGAGATTTCCTTGTCGATCGGGCTAGGTTCAGCCGTATATGCCATAAAAGAAAAAATCGCTGGGCGTGAACCTAGTGACGACCCTGCAGTGGTGTTAACGGCGGCTATCAACAACACAGGTTTAGCTGGATACGCGGGCCAATTGGCGGCCATCGGCGGTTCCATCGGCGGCATCGAGCCGATGGGGAACACGTCGAAATACCACACTGTGAACGGAGTGTCGAAATACCTCGGCCCTTCCGCTGGGCTAGTGGACAACGTGTTGAAGTCTATCAACAGCAACACATCGGCCGACGCTAGAGCCAAAGCCATGAGGAAGTTGATGCCGTTGCAAAACCATTTCATTTTGAGAAAAGGATATGACGAAATGGAAAAAGAAGTAGCCGAGGCGATCGGCAATTCATCCGGTCCAAATTATTAGGAGTCAACATGACTATCGCTACTCAGGAAACTCAGGTCGAATACACAGCCACAGGCACACAGGCTATGTTCGATTTCGGGTTTAAAGTGTATCAATCCTCGGATTTAAAGGTGTATGTCAACGGGACGCTTCAAGTCGGTGGATATGTGGTTAACGGGATCGGAGACAATTTCGGTAACGTGATGTTTACAGTGGCCCCCGTGGCCGGTACTATCATCAAAATCGTTCGCCGCACTCCCAAGATCCAAGAGCTGGTGCTCAGGGAGTTCCAGCGGTTCCCCGCTCAATCGGTCGAGCGAAATTTTGATCGCATCGTGTCCATGGTGCAGGAATTAGCTACCGAAGATTCTAACATCAAGAAAGAACTGGACGACTTCATAGAGTTCACAGAAGACATGTTGGCCAAGCCTGCTTCTGTGTACATAGGCGACCAGCCGCCGCCGTACATGTACAACGGTATGCGGTGGTACAATCCGTCCGTTCCCATTACGTACATATACTACAAAGACGGTGACTCAGGGCAGTGGGTCGAAGAAGCTTCTCGTCCTGTTAGCGACGGCAGCAGAATATCGTCTCTCGCCATGTTACCTCTTGAAGGCGTCCACGGTGATTCCCGCTATGTCGTATCCTTCTATGAAGGTTGGGCCGCCATGGCTGATCTGCCCAGAGGCGGCGGGAATTTCGTGTGGAACAGCTTTTTGCCGAAATCGAGCCATAATGGCATCACAGTGTTCGATCCGCTTTCGTTTGCGACATGGGACGGCTCTCGCGTCGGGCTGTCCGCCATTACAACATGGTCGAGCGCGGGGGTTGGGTGCTGGGTCCGTTCCGATCCAAAGTACCATATTTTCGAAGCGGGCGGCGGTGACGGCATCTATGATGATTCAATTATCCTGCAACGGCTTCTAGACATAGCCCCTCCTGCAAGCACAGTCTGGGTCAACGGAGCTAAGGTTCTACTGGACAGCAACATCATCGTAACTGATCTCCGCACATTAGCAGGCGATTGGAAGAACCCAGACATGGCTGGGCCTGCTAATGCGCAATATTTTAACGTAGCTACTTCAGCTATCATGTTGAACCAGACATCAACAATCCGTGTCAGTCAGTCCTCTTCTGTTCGGAATCTATTGGTGTACCGTAAAGGCATGACGTTCCCAACAGCTAATGATTTTGCATTTGCTGGCACAGCGTTCGATGCAGTATCTAGTACAGCTAACTTATCTGAACTGTTAGTGATGGGTTTCGAATACTTGTTCAAAGGTTCAGGTCAACGATACGTTATTGACAGAGTGTTTGGCGATAACAAGAACGGGATAGAGATCGTCGGCAGCCCAGATGTTTGCTATATCAGCCGTTGTCACATGTGGCCCTTCTCTGCTAACACAGGTATCTATCCTAATACAGGTGTTAACCGCTCTGGTACAGCGTACAAGTTCAAGGATGTAGGCGATTGGATTAAGGTCTCAGACTGTTTCAGTTATGCGTATCTAACAGGATACGAATTAGAAAACGTAAACAGTATGACTCTGGTATCCTGCTCAGCAGACCATAACTTCCCTAACGATCAAGTTGGGACAAGTCGTGGTTTCTGGATTAAGGGTGACTGCCAAGATATCCAATTACAGAATCCACAAGCTGCTGCACAGAATATTGGTATCGAAGTTGCTACAACAGATGGAACCTTTAATACATCCATTATGGGTGGAGCTACGTGGTCTAACACTGAGCACAGTGTCTTAGTTACATCTGGTTCAGCTCGTATTGGCGGTGGGATTACTCTTCGTAACTCTCAATACGCAGTAGGTGTCGCGTCTGTAGAAAGTTTTGTCGATGTCGATGACTGCCTGATTAAAGGGATCGTTAACCCGTTTGTTGTCCCCGTCGGCACTACTCGTGTACGTATCGGTGAAAACATTCGGTACGAAGGGATACAGGATGGCATCTTAAACACCATTAACGTAGGGACGCCTGCTGTCGCATCCAATGGAGTTATTGATATCCCGTTTGGCGCTAAGGTTGTTACGATCACCGGAACTAACCAGATATCATTTATCCGTAACTACTACACAGGGCAAAAGGTAGTATTAGTGTTCAATGACAGCGGTGTTGTTATCAATAGTGGTGCTTCTGGTGTGCATGGTATTCGCCTGCAAGGAGGTGTGTCATTCCACACGAAGTTGGGGAGCACCATTACACTGATGCACAACGGAGACCAATGGTTCGAGCTATCTCGTTCCAACACCACGGATAATATCCAATCATACTTACCGGTTGTGGCAGGCTCCACGACGGCGGGAACAGGGACTTATACTACGCAAGAAGGTAGATTCTATGAGCTGGGGGAGCTAGTATTTTTCACGGCGTCCGTCAACTACTCCGGCCATACTGGAGCTGGCGGCATTCGCATATCATTACCGCATAACTTAGGCAATCTAGGTGAACGAGTGCCGTTGACAGTTTACTACAGTAGTCTGTCGGTGGGGGCCGCCAAGGAATGCGCAGCCTTCGTCGGGACGACAGGCAACATGTTAGCTATTCGTGCGCTCGATCCTGCAGGCGGCGGCGCGATCGAATTTTTTGATGCCGCTGCAGCAATTAACATCAGTGGATTTTACCGGAGGGCGTAATGGCATTACCTAATTTTCCAAACAACCCGACTATCGGCGACATTAAGATCGTAGGAGACGCGACCTATGAATGCGTCGCTACGTTGCCTGATGCGATATGGCGTCTCCTATCACGAGAAGACAAGACTGGAACCGCGCCGACGTTGATTAATGTACCGTTCCAGTATCCGACAATCGCAGACGCAATGTTATCCGTAAAAAACAAGCGGATCCCAGTGGGAGCAACTTGTACGATAAAAGTGGGGAACGGTTCCTACGTTCTCCCTTCTACGCTACTGTTGAACCATCCTGACGGCGACCGGTTAAGAATTGTGGGGAATGAGACAGATGAGACGCAGTGTGTCCTGACTCTACCGTCTGGGGTTCAGCCCACATTCGATATGGTGGTTGTAAGTAACGGACACAGGCTAGGATACTTCAACGGTTTCTACATTAACATCGACGTTAAAGCGACGAACTACACTGGGCTACTGGCGGTCAACGGCGCGTTCATCAATTGTGGCACCAAGGTACGGGTTAATAACTTCTACTACGGCATAGCTGCAAGGGTAGGTTCTGAAATCATATGTAACAACGCCAAGGTATATAACTCTGGTGATGTGGGGATATGGGCGTACATCAACTCTACGGTCCAATGTAATAATGCGATTTCTAACGGAGCTGTTGACGCAGCTAACAACTTAGGGTTCGGCATCCAAGCCGAATTCGGTTCAAGCATTGAGTGCACTGCCGCGAGTGCTAGCGGTTGCCGGATTGCGGGGATCGCTGCGCTTTCTAACTCTCTCGTCAGAGCGCACAACGCTAACGCCAGCAGCAACCTAGGTTCTGGTTTCTATGCATCAGCGGATGGTCACATCGAAAACCACAACGCCACGGCAAACAGCAACACTAGATATGGCGAAGAACGGGTGCTCAACGGCACTATTGCCGGTAGCACGGTCACACTGTCGAGCAACGCTCTGGGTTCAATCTCCCCGTACGCCTATTTCGACAACAGCGGAGGCTTGGGTGCGCGTATTGCATCTAACGGTGATTTACGTGTTGACACCAATGGAGCTAATAATGTCTATTTCAACACGTCAGGCGGGGTGCAAACGCAGGTAGCTCACGCGTCAAGCTCAAATAGCTGGCCGCTTTTGAGAGGCAGTGCGCTAAATCAACCGGGTATTGAGTCAGCGGGGTTGGCCGCCAACATAGACCATAACATAAGGCCCAAAGGAACCGGTCGGGTATTCCTCGCATCGCAACGGCCTAACTACGTTGCTGTGTCTGGTGCGTCCGCAGGTGGCGTTCCGCAAGTTTCACCGGAAGGTTCCGACCCTAATTCGGACATTCTGATTAAGGGGAAAGGCACTGGGATGGTGCGACTAGGAAACCACTTTGCGGGATCGCCCGCTCCAAATGGTTATATTGAATTCAAGCTGGAAGACGGCGCTATTGTTCGCATTCCAGCGCAACGGGTGTGATGCGTAGGAATGGGAGATAAACATGGAGACAAGAGAGGCGGTGCGAATGGATGATTTACATAGAATGTTGGGCCGCCTCGCGGCCCAAATGGAGACTGTGATCGAACAGCAAAACGATCTAAGGGAACAGACTGTTGACCTGCGTATACAGGTTCAAAGAGTGCATTCCGATCAGGAGGCAATCAGGAAAAAGCTAGAACACGAGGTCATACCAGACGTAGAGGACTATGCTAAGCTGAAACAAAGAGGGATAGGAATACTAACTGTCGTAGGTGCATTGGGAGCCGTCCTTGGCACTGTCGGCGAGAAAATTCTCTCTGCCTTATTTAAGTAATCAGGCAGCGGATACCAAGTCCGCCATCCTTTTTGCGCGAGCGGGGGAATCCGCCCGCGCCCATTTGGAGTTCATCATTTCTTTGGCCGCCTCTCGGAACAACCGCGCTTCCATGTGGCGCAAGGTGTTCTTGAATCCCAGTAGGCCGCTGACCCCCAACTGGTATGCCATACATATCAACACCATCTGCACTACGTTAGGCATCCTAACGATGGGCGGGAATTTAGCTATCAGTTCGTCGCACACGTCGTCCACGGTGGCTACCAGCATGGCGTGGGCAGCTGGCTCCGGCATGCTAAACACGTACATATCCAAGGGTGCATCCTTGGGGCCGATTTTTGTTCCATATCCAATCGTCGGATAGCCATTGCTGCAATAATAAGGCTTCAGCCGATATCCCTCATCGACTTTCAGTGTCTCAACCGCACGGTTTTTAGCTACTTTTATCATGTCCATGTTTTTTCTCCAGTTCAATGATGAATGCTGCGCAGCTCATGACTGCTGCTAAGTGGTGGAACCCGTCCTTGTCCATCGTCTCCCCCGCCATGTAAGCGAAAGTGTGACGGAGCAGGGCGGCTTTATACCGTTCGATGCCGTCTTGGAGTAGCGCCCAATTGCCAGCTCCATATTTCGCTGCTCCGATCGTCAAATTGGTGACCATGGCTTCGATAGCCAATGGCGGTAGCAGGTCATATCGCAATTTACCGCTGTCGAACTTAATGCCTACCGCGTTTTCCATTCGATCTTCTCCTCTGTTATGATTCGGGCTAGTTCGACATAGTCAATCGAACCGGCCCATATGGTTGTCGCGTTCAACAGCGCGACGTTCCACGTGAGCTTTTCACTGAGCACGGAATCCATGTTAGACTCTTTAACTCTTATCAAGGCATAGCTTGGAGTATCGCTGACATGAATCCCGACTAAAACATATTGGTGGTGTCCACCGGCTTTGATTCTTTCGCGAAACCACGCCTTCTGCGTATTCCGGATTTCAATGGCTCCGTTAACTTTAGCTACTTTGAGTTCAATGAAACCGTCTGTGTTGTGCCCGAAATAGTGCGTGTCAGGTATACCAGCACTGGTAGCATGCGATTCAATCTGGCTAACATGGAACCCGAGCCTGCGCAATTCGACCCCCAGTTTACGGCGTACGTTGCTTTCTTTCATTCTGTCCAGTCCTCACTCATGACTTGCTCACGTATTTCATGTAAGACCAACCCCATTTTATCCGCAGTGAGTTCGCTCAACTCTGGAAAGGCGTACCGAGTGTTGATCAGCATAGTGTCGTACGCGTGGTTTAATTGTTGCAGTACTGCCTTGGCTCTCCGGCCCGTACCGAAGTTGGTCAAAAAATGTATACTATCTAGTAGGTCGGCTGCCTTCAAGAAATAGCGGTATTCTATGGGCAACAATTTAGACGAGCCTGACACCATTTTATCCAACTCCAATGGGTCAAACCCCAAGTCTCTCATCTTGGTTTTAGTGGGAGTAGGTATATCGCCTAGCACAGCCTCTTCCATGTCGTGGGCTAACGCCGCCGCAGTGATGGTGGCCGCTACCATCGATACCGGAGCTATTGCTGCCATCGACGCCGCGATAATGGCGACATTAAAGCTATGTTCAGCTACCGACTGAGGACGCGTAGTTGGTACTATCGTCCACCGTTGAGTGTGTTGGAGTCTCATTTTGTCACATAATTTCATTTTCTCGTCCTATATGTTCTTATGGCCTGTGCCACTATCGCCAACAAAAAGTTCTGTACGTCGCCCGCTTCCTGAATTACGTCATTCAGTCCGCCGTCTATCATGGCGTCTTCGAGTTCGGCTATTTCTTCTTTCAGCTTAGCCATCAGTGTCAAGGGATCCACGTCGGTGATGTCGCCCTTATGACGGTTCATCACCATTTTAACAGAAGCCATCGAATTGACGGCTTCTGATGCATCCCTGATTAAGGGATTGTCCATTACTTGTATCCTCTGTATTGAGCGTATTCAACGATGTCTGACTGCTTAGGTCCGTACCCGAAGTAGCGCATGGTGCAGTGTGCGCCGACATCATATTTCGCTTTTTCAATTACATTGGCCACTTTCATCGCGGTCTCGTGATCGTAATTGCAGAAATTGAGGAATACTTCATCTGGACGGCATGCCATCAAAGCTTCACGGATTTGTTGCTCGGAGAATGTGAACACGCGACGCACTCGCTTGGTGACAGTAGTCAATTCCTGTTCCACTCCTAACTCGTCCCATGACGTCTCTACTTGATCAGGGTAGATGTGACCTGAGAAACCGTCCGCCGTGTTTCCGACTCTAATGGGGTGGACACGGGCTGTGCCGACGACTGTAACATCGAAGCTGTGGGGAATGCCGCAGTCCGCAAGGAATCGGGCCGGTGTGCAGTCTCGGCTCGTGCAGTAGGGCCAAAAACCTGCGTTAAGTCCAAGACTATAACCTTGAGCGCCTTCGGCGAGAATGAAGTTCGATGCATATATTATACTTAACCATTCTGATTGAGTTACGACACAACCTTCGAATTCGGTGCCTTTTAACCGGACGACGGCGCGGTGGTCGTTTTGCGGATTGCGACTGATTTTCGATACCAGCGCTGCGCCGCTGCCCTGCATAGTGCTGCTGATATGCGACAGCGTTTGGCGTTCTTGTTCAGCGTGGGACTCATCCAACACCACAGCGTCTTGGTGGATGACCAACCGAACGCCTTCTCGGCTGAAGATATCAGCGCTATCATAGAACTCTTCACGTAGACGATCCAAACTGAAAATCGAACCCGCACCTAGCATCACGTTGCGCAGATTCGGGGATACGATGCCATTAGGCAAAACTTTGTGCATCCACTTCCGGCCAGCCGCGTTAATATATGTGTGACCAGCGTTAGGCATATTGGCGTTGATAACTGTGTCTGGCTTGTCGCGTTCAGCGATGTAGCCAGCGATGAGGCCTTTGCCCGTCGAACCGAATTGTAAGTCTACGATTAGTGTAACTTTAGTCATGATTGTTTCCTAAATGTCGCGTCCAGTTATGTGTTTAAATCTCTCGACTGCCTCGTCTAGCGTTGGCAATTCGAATACCCGAACCCGAACCCCGTCAGGGAACAGGCTTGCGGAAGGGCGTGTGGTTTTAAGGCCATACTCTTCCATGCGGCTGTAGAACATAGGCTTATTGAAGATAGAACGCGGTTCGCGCCGTTTGGCGTTACACCAATTCTCATAATTCTCAAACAGCCCTGCTCTATCGGCCAATCTTGGCCATGCTGATTTGCCGTCAATGTCGGCACTCATATTGGCATAATCCATGACATTGATGCTACCGGCCTCCAATTGGTCGGCCCACCACTCAACCACTGTGTCACGATAAGAGGCAGCGTAACGGTTGCGCTGGTCTATCAGTAATTCCGTTTCCGGTGCGCGCTGTAGGTTATTAGTGATTTCACGCTCCATCAAGTCGTACATCATGGCTTCGATTCCGCCATTGTCCATTTCGGAGTAGATGTCGCGGAACCACTTCATGTCTTTAACGCGGTGGTTAGACGCTTTGAGAACGAACCAACGACGTGATTGCGGCCCAGCTGGGATGAACCAATCCTCGTTTGACGCCATGGCAACATGGCACATGTTGCGGTAGTTGTACGCATCCATGCCTTTGCGCTCACATAACAAAGTCTTCTCAGTCACCAGCGCTTTAAGAGCACCGGCATGGCGTTTGTCGCCGCCGTAAATCACCTCATCTGCGAATACCAATAGCGCGTCCTGCATATGGGCGTTGAAGTCACCTGTCAAGTGTTTGTCGTGAGTCAAATGCTTATAATGGCGTCCGACTGTGCGGCCCATGGCTTCGACAAAAGTACCCTTACCGCAACCTTCGTCGCCCTTCATTACGATAGCGACGCCTTTCGGGTTAGCTGGATCTTGGTAAAAGTCAGCCATCCAATCCAGAATCCACTCAAAGTAAGAGGTGTTCCCGTCGCAAATTACTTCAAGAATGTGCTGGCGGAGTTTGCTCCAATTTCCCTTAATGGGATTGACACGCCATCCGCGCCACAAATTGTACGCCAGCCCCGATGGCGTTTGGAATTCTTCCGGCTTATCGGGCCGGAACTCGACCCCGCCAGTGAACTCGCGACGGCGCTCGTCTGCCAGCCAAATGGCGGTTTTTGGTACTGCCTTGGTCTGCCCGTTATTACTCGCGACTGAAATCTTCTTATTCATGGTCAGACTTTTGAAGTCATCCAGCGTAAGGAACGTCAAATCCTTGTCGGGGTCAGCGTTAATGGAATTGGCGATGATACGAACCTTGCCGCCAATCACAGCCACGCCATACTCTTTGTTCAACTCATCGATCAAGACATCGTATTCGCCTTTGACGGAGAAATCCACCTCATCGACTAGTTGCGGCTTGGGCACGAAACCGAATCGCTTGGCGTGGTAGTAGATTGTGCCGATGCGGACTGGGCCATATGACTTGAAGCCCGACCAGCGCACATGGCATTCACCTTCTTTGTATCGCTCGCCTTTCTGTGACCAAGCATCCCAACAGCGCAAACCCTTCTCATCTGGATGTTGAGAGTGAATAGCTTGTCCGATCCGCAACCAGTCATCGTAGGCGAGATTGTCGGGGTTGATCGTCTGCAGCATGTCCCAGATTTCACGCAGAGTGTGCAGCCTTTCAACGTCGTCTTCGTCTAGGTTTTCGTTCCCTCGGCCCGTGCCACGTGCGTTCTGTAGATCCCATGGGTCGCCCAGCAACTCGCCGATCCAATCCGGAGCATCAGGCACAGAGCCAAACTCTTCCCACTCGTAAGCTTCGCCGTCGATTTCAGATGGCCACGCAACGATGTGCGAACGGCATTGGCCGTTGCCGCCGCGCGTGTCGACGCCGCGCCCGATTTTAGCCGTGGAAGATGAACCGGACTCGAACCAATTAAACAGAAAATGCTTACCGCCGCTCGGAGTCCGCTGAATAACACCTTTAATCTTACCGTGGTCTTTTTCGATGGCGGCAAGTGTATCATACCCTGAAAACCCATTCTTGTCTACCTTATCCACGTCTATGGCGAAAATGCCGTCTTCAGCTCCGCATGCCAAGCCGACGTTCCAACCCCAATATTTGCCTTCGGGTCCGAACCAGCCAGCTACAGTGGCAGGGTCCTTGGATGCGTGGCTGTATGTGAGGCCATCTTTCTTTTCTGGTATTGCTTTCCCGTTAGGTCTGATTGGAATAACATAGAACCCCTGCTCCGCGTAGTAGACAGCTGCTGCCAGCACCCGATGCGGGAAGCTATCTAGAGCAGCTATCTGCTTTACGGCCAGCGGGTCGATTTTCTTCATCATTATTTTTGTTCTCCGTTCTTAGCGGCCCACCAATTCTTACCCGCACCGTCAAGATCTAGTATTAACGGTACGCGGAATTTTATGTCATTTATGTTTTCAATTGCTTCTTTTACCCGTTTGAACACTGGACGCCAGTTGGGGTCCATGGCCATGGAATAACTATCGTGTGTATTCAGGATCAGATGCCCGTCATTGCCCATGGCTTCTCCGCATTTGATCCAATTGCGTTTGTTAACATCGGCTGCGGTGGCCTGAATCAACAGGCCCGATGCCTTGTATGACTTGTACCCCTTGGGGAATCTTAGCTTGCGACCTGCTCTGGTTCTAACGTACTCGCGCTGTTCGGCCACCGATTTCGCTCGGTCCGCCAAGTCTTTAACGCCCTGCACCCGCGAGTGATACAGGTCTATTGCTTTATTCGCTTCTGGTCCAGCTTTCCGGTATCGGATTACTTTGCCGCTTTTGTCGGTGAATTGATCCCATTGCCATGGCATCCCCATCTTTGCGGCTGTGGCACCACGGCCTTGGTTGAAAATCATAGACAGATTCAATTGCTTGGCGTTAGGTTGACCACTGTATGTCGCATTGCGAGGCAATCCAGTCATGTCGCCTACCCACTGGTGGAAGTCGAGGCTAGGCTGTTTAGCATATGCTTGGACGAGCGAGTCGTTATACGCGGATACTAGGTGAGCGAACACGCGCACTTCGAATGAGGCTAAATCCGTCTCCACCCACACCATGCCTTCAGGCGGAAGAAAACAGGGCTTGACGATAGATGCGATTTTCTTGTTGCGGGCCGGTATCTGTTGCATGGCTGGCTCGGTGTAGCTCAGACGACCTGTGCCCGTGCCACCATCATCGCCCTTGGCTTGGTTTATGGTGGGGTAGACCACACCATGATGCGCATGTTCGATTATGTGCTTACCTAAAAACACGTCCCGAGTCTTAATCAAAGACCGGATCGACGTGATTAGACTTGCGGCTGGGTGAGACATATCATGCATTATGTCACCCTTAAACGATGGCTGGCCCTTGTCAGTGGTTCCGATTTGCGTCCCATCGTTCGCAATCCATGCACCGACAGTCGCATCCCACTTAGGGTCGAACAGCTTGCAAATCTGCGGGCCGCTGTTGACGTTGATGCTGAATCCTGCGATGTCGTTCAATTGGCGTTGCAAGATGCTGATTTCGTCTGTCAATGCGGGCTGGGCAGCGGCGGCAGCGTCGACATCTACTCGGATTCCACGCATTTCAGCTCTCACCAATTCAGGGAAGACCGATTGCTCAAACTCCACGATGTTGCGTATCCCTTGACGTTCGATCTCTTCTTCTTGCCACAGGTACAGATCTAACGTAACGCGAGTATCCTTTCTTGCGTAACGTTGAACAAGCTCAGTAGGCAACTCGGTAATTCGTGCCATAATCCTATCTTTGGACATGCGAGAGTCACCGAAGATAGTACGCGCCTCTTCATAGAATCGTTCGTCTTTACGCATTTGAAGGTACTTATTACCGAGAGCATCAAGACTGTACCCTTCTGGTCTACTGCGTGTCCACGGAAATACAGTTGATTCGTGTTCGTTGATGAGACATGCACGAACAACAGTACACCGGACTCTTTCAAGTGGAAGTTTAACTCCAATAGTGTCGAGCATTTTTGTATCAAAGCTCGCGTAATGGGCAGCGATCTCACCTTTAAAGTGCCGCAGCTCGTCGTTGAGGTATTGAGGGATTTCTGGTTGGAGTCTAAGGTCCCATGCATAGTCTCTATCCTCGGTGCTTATGCTGATCATGAACGGCCTGTCTTTCGGGTATTTAGTCCCAGTCGTTTCAGTATCGATAGCAAAAATTGGTAGGTCGCGTAACGTTGGAAAATCCATGTCTCATCCCTCTATCAAAAAGGAATGTCGTCATCGAAATCGATGTCGTCGCTTGCTTTCTTCGCTGGAGCGGACACGGGCTTATTGACACTGGCGTCATCTGCTGTGAAAGCTAAACTGATGAACCGGTCTACGCCATTTTTCATCATCTTAGTCCACGCTGATAGCCAGAATTTAGACACCGCGCCACAGTGAGGGCAAGCTAACTCACAATGGCCTTTTGAATTGGGGGATTTCTCGCTAGTTCTCTTGTCGTTCTTGAACAGGACACCGGAATTGAGGTTGTTGGATTGTTGGTTCATATCTCTCGCTCACAGAGGGGGCCGAAGCCCCCGTTAATGGTGGTGTATCACAGGCCCATGTCATCGTCGAAATCGGCGGGATTGACCGTCTTTTCAGTGCGACTAGCTTGCGGTGCGGGTTCTGTACGTGAAACCGTGCGCTCACCAGCTTTGATCACTTCATATAGGCGTTCGGCCGCAGAGTACATAGCTTTGCTGACGAAACCTTTTGGCGTGATTTTCCAGTTGAAGTAGTCTTGACCTTCTTTGTTTTGGTCGTCGACGACTTCCAATTGGTAGATCTTGCTGAAGCGATCGCCGCCAGCCATTTTAACCAAGGTATTGAAGTTGCGGCTGACTTTGGCTTGCGATTTTGACATCGACAAGACCGCTTCTTCGAACAGCGGTTTTTCCAGAGTCGAACCGGCCTTCAGCACCATGACGAAGTGGGTGTAAGTGTCAACCACTTCCCAATCGTTCGGCACTTCTTGCTCCATCTTAGCGGCGTTAGCCAGCTCTTCTGAAGCGTACGACCCGCCGAAGCCGCCGCCCTTCTTGATGTCTTTCCACAGTAACCACTCTTTAGTGAAGTATACTGGGATGAACAGAATAGGGCCGTTGTACAGAGCATTGCTGCCTGTGTTGAACGCCATGCCAGCTTCAGCGCCTTCGATATATTCAGGTTTTTTCTTGTTGTGCTGCGGTGACAACTGCTGAATGATCTCAATGCGAGGGATTACGATGTCATTGGAGCTAACGTTCTCAGACCCACGGCCTGAATCCGCGTTCATCCACTCTGGGCGCTCTGATAACACCATAGTGTCGATTACTGCTACTTCGTTCGATTGTTCTGCTTTGCTCATTTTCTTGCTCTCAGTTCTGGCATTAAGCCTTGGTTAATGAAGCTTGCGTGAAAAAAGAAATGTTGATGCAGTCGGAAGGGTAATCCTCTCCTGCCTCAATTCGCTCTTTTACGAAGCTCTTCAATGTAGAGGCGTTGACCACTGGTTGGATCAATGCCTCGTACCCGTTGTCGACCAGCCATTGCTTTAAGCCATTGGGGTCGATAGTCGAACAGGACATCTGCGACGAACAGGTGATGCGGCCTAGGCCTTTCACGTTGACAGTGCTGATGCCTTCTTCTTCCATTTTAGCTGGGATGGTTTTTTGACGCAACTCAGTCAGTTCATCTTGGAACGGCTTGATAGCGGCGGTCATTTGGTCGATAGTGTCTTTGAGGTGCTTAAAGCGCTCGGCTAATTCGCCGTAGGTAGCTGAAGTGTCTAACTTTTTCATGTCTATTGCTCTCGTCAGTGGCCGCCCCGTGCGACCGAATTATCATTATACCACACCGGACGGGTCCTGTCTATAGGCCCGTGCCCAATCATAAGTCCCAATCATCCATTGCTGCTGCCTCGTACTTGGCGTCCGTCCTTGATCACAATATGTGAGTGGTCTTTGAACACATATTTCACGCTGTTGTACGTGCGAACCACTCGCACAGCTTCGTCTTCCAATTTAGATTCAGGTTGACCGAGCATTTTATCCGCGATGTTAGCTTTAGCCATCATTCTCCCTCCGCACCGAAATTGGTGCCTTTTTTGATGCCGTCGCGAACTTCCATCGCGAGGTCGTGTTTCTTAGCTAGGGCCTTCAAAATCATATGGTCGGCCTTAACGTCCATCACAATGTCATGGTACACCACAGAGTTGTGCTGCCCGCGACGGTGATTCCGGTCCTCCGATTGCATACGGTCCTCATATGAGAACGTATTGGAGTAGTAAAACGTGTGGGTTGCGGCTATCCATGTTTGGCCCATCCCGCCTACTGTGGCGTTGGCGACCATGAATTTAGCCTTCTTCCCGTTCTCGAATTCGCGGGTATACATAGCTCGGTCATCCAGAGACACGCCCCCGTGGAAGGGTAACGCAGTCCCTTCGCCGTACGTTTCATTCAGCTTTTGTGTGATAAGCTCCAATTCCGGTCTGAACCGCGCCCAGATGATGGCCTTATCGCCAGCGTCGATCACTTGCTCACACAACTCCAATAGGACTTCTAACTTCGGGTTCTTGCCGTCAATCGGCCTCACCTTGTAGCTGTTAGTCTCATCGTCATCGTGCGGGTAAAATCCGCCGCAAATCTGTTGGTATCGAGTCAGGCGATCCATTACCGTGGACACGGTTAATATGTCCCCGTTCTGCTCTGCCATAAATTCTTTGTGTAATTGATCCATCACCGCTTTCTGCTCACGCGTCGGCTTAACTACAATCGGCGGGCTATAGATTTTAGGCGGCATGTGCGGCATCGCTTCTTCTTTGGTGACGATATCGCAATATGGGCGGATTTTGTCCATCAAATTAGGTACGTTCTGGAACCCGATAACCGTGCGGTTCTGGAATCCACCCATCACACAATACATGTTGCGGAACAATACAAAAGACTTCATACCTAGAATCGACGGGTCGAGGAAATAGAATTGACTGAACAAGTCCTGTATCCCCTGTGTGATTGGCGTACCAGTCAGTATCATGCGGAATTTACATGCATGGGCGATCTTGAACGCTTTCTTTGTGCGGTCGGCGGCATGGTTTTTGATGCGACTGGACTCGTCGCATACTACCATCGCAATGCGGTTCTCAAGGAACTCCATTACTCGCTCAAACGCTTTTCCTTGAGACAAGGCCTCGACTCCGATAATCAAAACACGGAGACCGTCTTTTTCACGTTTCATCCACTGGTGGAAAGCGGCGTCCCCGCCAGATTCGTAGATGAACGGGTTAACTGGGCACGGCGCATGTTTTTCAAATTCCACTAGCCACACACTTTTGATCGATGTGGGGCAAATGATGACTGCGGCATCGATTTTGTTCTCGAATTTGGACGTCATGTAGCGGGCGCACATCACGTTGATTGTGCTGAATGTCTTGCCCGCGCCCATGGCGTGAAATAGGGCATACGCCTTGGATTTGAACGCGGTCACTATCGCTTTACGTTGGAACGGCGACGGCTCATTTTTATATGGGAATCGGTTTGCGGTTTGACACTTGTTCTGGCAGACGCCATCTTTGCAGTTAGGACAGGGCATTAGCGTTTGTCTCCTTTAAGCATCTTGAACATGTTGCGCGCTATTTCACCCGCCATGTGTGGAACGGCGCGGTCGTCACGTATCATTCGAATGTTGTCAGCATAATAACCCACCACTTTATCTCGGCACATGGCCTTGAACGCAATACCCTGACGGTATTCATCAGGCCACGACTCAAGTCTCAACAAGTGAACGATGCGACGACTGAATTCAATGGGGTTGGCATCGAGCGAATTTACGTTGAACGAGGGCTGTTTGCATTGCGCGATTTCAATGCGTTCCATGTCTGGGCGGTCGACTGACACGGTTTTATTCAATAGAGGGTGGTATTCGTTGAAGGCTTCGCAGATTTCACGGTGGATATCGCGTATTTCAGCACGGAGTTTCAAGACTTCTCTTTGTGCCGACATCGATGTTTTAATTAAAGCTTGATTGGTGTTTTGTGCTAAGGTGAGTTGCTCGGTAAGACGGCGCTTTTGGTTACGACCAAATCGTTTGCTCATGTTGTTTCTCTCGCTATTGCTAAAAATGACGCCCCCGAAGGGGCGTCAACGTTACGGACACGACCAAGTACCCATAAGGATGGGGTCTGTTGCGCTCCCCCGAACCCCTTCAGAGGCAGACCCCATACCAATGGGTCCTACAGATAACGCACTGTAGGCTGCGCAACGGGGATTACTCTGCGGTCGGCTCAGTTTTAGCGGCAGCCAAAGCTTTCGCTTGGCGTTCAGCTTCTTTCTGCGCTTTAACAGCAGCAGCCTCGGCTTCGCGGGCTTCAACCTTTTCGCGGAATGGGGCGGCCAATTGTTCGATGTAAACAGTGCCGCTCACTGATTCAGGCTCTGTGCCGACGTCTTTCGCCGCGTAATATGCCTTGTCCAGCTTGTTCAATACGCCACGGATTCGGTTGCCTAAGTTCATCCGTTGTTGGCCGATGTTCAGGTGGGCGTATTTGGCACGTAGATCGTCGATATCAGTGGCCGAAACTTCCGCTGCCAATTCATACGCTTCATCTAACGTCAGACCACTCATTGCGGTAGCAACGCGGTCGCCGTTGTTTAAAGATACCGAGCCAGACGCTGATTTCGCTTTCTGGTATTTCTCGGTGTTGGCCGCAATGCGGGTTTTAGCAGGTACAGATTCGGTTTGTGCGACAGCTTGTTCTAAATCACTCATTTCAATTCTCCGGTTCGGTGGTCGTCCTCATGACGAACCATTATTATACCATGGGAGGGCTTGGCGGTCAAGCCCTCCGTCCTAAATCATACGCCACCGCCTTGGCGTAATTTGTTTTCAGTACGGGCAAGATTAAGCAAGCTTTTTGCGGTAGCTCTGAACCCTCTAGTGTCGGGATAGTGTTCAAATCTATGCCCTTCTGGGTATCGAGGGAAATTGCATTGCCACATAAAATTGCTGCTCCAATATTCCCATACACTGTAAGCGTCTAGACCTTCTCCCCAGTAGTCCATGCCACCTCCAACACACCACAGGCCGCTTACTCTGCTACCTTGCTTATATGCGAGCTGTGTTGGTTCGCAGTGTTCTTCTTGCCAAGCGTCTTTAAAAACTAGCGGGGCAACTTCAACAAGGCGCTTGCTCAGTTTTTTCTCTATTCTAGCTTTCATACG